CATCGTTATAAAACATATGTTGAAACAGGTAACGATATTTTAAATGAGTCTTGGTCAGGGTTTAGTTATGTTAAAAATTATGACCCGGTTACCAATTCAGCACAAAGAGTGTATCCTTTAACGATTGATGGTGCACAAATAGATGTTGTGTTAGAAAAAAATACGTTTTTAGGGTTAGAAACATCAACATTAATTAACACAGGATTTTATCCTAAATTAATTAATGATTTTAACGTTTTTTATCAAGGGTTCGAAATTTACTCAGGTTATACTGATGCGGACATTCAATTAGGGTTTAGTTCGGGGGTTACATTGAATTATGTTCCTGAAGCGATAATTAATTTAAGTGAAGGATTTGACCCAAGTAAACCTAAAAGAGATTTAAGAGTTATTCCTTGGTCTGTTTATGTTAATACTTTTGACAAAAAATTTTCATACTTAATACCTTCACAAGGTTCATTAATTAATCAAACATTAAATGAATGTTTTTCTGGGTCCGGAATAAATACTAAATTAGTTTATGAGGTTACTGGTAACACAGCGATGTATGATGGTTCTGTTAGATTATTTTGGCCGGCACCAAACTATGGTTATTTTGATAATAGTAAATTAATTAAACCAACACCAAGCCAATACTTAAAACAAGTATTTTCAGATAAGGGAGACCAAGAAAACTTTTCTATTAATGGAACATCTAATGAGTACACGGAAATTAGTGAGATGTTTTCAATTTTTGAAAAATCGGTATTAGATTTATTTGAGACCGAATTCTTAAACTTTTCAAAATCAACATACGATTATAATCCTGATGAAAATAATGTTAATTCAGTACCTTCAGAAAAATCATTTAAAAATTTTCAATTTTTATTTAGAGATTTGATGAAAATTGCGGCAATTACTGGTACGACATATACTAATAAAATAAATGATGCTCAACAAAAACAATTATTGGATTTTAATAATAAACTTACTAATTTCTTAAACTACAATGTAGTTTTTAAATATGGTAATCCGTCAAATTTTGATAAAAGATTGTTTTACACATTTTCTAACTTACCAATTATAGACCCATATACTTGGGAAAATTATAATATTGTTACACCAAACGCTTTACCACCACAAACAACTTTAATAACATCTCAAACCAGTCGTCCAAATGTGTGGAACGCTTTGAAATTATATGTGGGTTATTCTGAAATTCCTGAATTACAATATAAAAATAGTGGGTCTTATATCACTGATTTTTTTATTGATTTGAATGTGGCGTTTAACGTTGATAATGTTATTAATTTTGCACCAATTATTAAAATCTATGCAACTCAAAAATTAAAAGATAATACTTTAAATTTTGGTAAATTTTATAAATCAATGAATGATTATCTTTTATCGGTTGATAAGTTCAGAAGTGACACTATTACGAATTTAATGTTATCTCTAAGAAATAAATTACCTGATGTTAATAATTCTCCTGAAGCAATTATTACCAGTAAATTGTCGGGAAGCCAAACAAAAGTTGAACATTGGGAGACATTTAAGGCATTGAACGATAAATGGATTGCCGGAGGAGACTTCAAAACTAAAACATTGTTTGAGGATGTGTTATTATTAGATAGAGCGAGTAGAAATATTGGGGATAAAGTTTTTGTTGATATTGTAAGAATAAGTGATTTGTTGCATCCGGAAAGAATGAATTCAACAACTCCATTATACACAATCATTTCAACAATATTAACAATTAATAATTTTCAAATTATGAATTTACCATCATATGTTAATTTTTATAACGTACAAGATGCGTCTAAAAATCCGACACCAAGAGCTGAAGGGTCTTTAGAGTTTGCAAATACATTATTTGGTAATTTTATGAATGTTGATTACAGAGAGTCCTCACCAAAATTAGTTTGTTTTTATGCGGGTAAGTCAAGTGAACAATTGGCGATTAAAAACAATGTTGATTATAGATTTAGAGATGATGCGTTTGAGTTAACAAGACAAGGAGATAATCCCCTATTTGAAAACCAAATAGGTAAAAAAGATTGGGATAAATCAAACAAAGTTGTCGGGTTTAACGTTGATATAGGACCACAAAATCAATCAATATTTCAATCATTTCAGGTGGCTCAAAACCCTGGTTTGGCGACAATGGAATCTTTGGCGGTTGAAACACAAATGTCTAACTTATATAATGGTACTGGTGGTGCTACTCAGAATATTTCACTATACAACTTATATAAAAATAGAAGTTATAGTTGTACATTATTTATGATGGGTAATGCTATGATACAACCAACAATGTATTTTAATTTAAGACACGTACCTATGTTTAGCGGTCCTTATATGATTCAGAAAGTTAATCATACAATTGGACCTGGTCAATTTGAAACTATTATTGAAGGGGTAAGACAACCAACCGCTGAATTACCTAAAATTGAAAATTATATTCAGGTGTTAAAACAAACGTTGTTAAATTCAATTAAACAAAAATTAGAACAGGAAAAAACAACAAACCCTACTAGTACTGATAATGTTTTAGGTCAGAACTCCCAAAATTATGATAGTCAAAATAATAGTTCTAATATGAAAATATCTGATAAAGGAAATTGTAAACCATTTAATACACCTTTATACCAAAATTTTAGTGCGGTAAACTCTGTAAGTAAAACTAATGTAAGTTATAAAGATGTTATAGATTCTATTATAGCAACAACTATTATAGCAAGAACTAATAATACTACATTACAATATACTGTTTTTGCAACATTGTACATTGCTTCAGATAATAAAAAAGATGGGTTAACGGCTTATGATAATAATTATTCAAATATAACTATAGACCAAAAATGGAATGAACCGACTATTACAAGATGGTTCTCAGATAAATTATATTTTTGTGGTTCGTTAAATACTGATAAGGTGGAAAGACCATATGTTCGTTTTACCAGTTTGAAGGAATGTGTTGGAATGTTATGTGAAAGATGGAAAGATAGAGTGGGAGAAATTAAATCAATAACTACACCTGATGATATTGCGAAATTTTGGATATTAAACAATAATACAAGTAATACAAGAGAGTTAAATGTTTATACTTCGTATAACTCAACAGAGTTAGAAAATTTAAAATCTAAAATTACCGAATCATTTAAAATATTTAATTCAACAACTCGTAATGTAACAAATACACAATCGTAGATACTATAAATTAATAACATTTACAAATAAACAGATATTTATATATAAAAAGATTATGAACACAAAATTAATATTAGACAATTATTTAGGTAAAACCACAAGAAGCTCAGAGAAAGATTTGGGTAATGGTTCTAAACAGGTTTGTGATTTAGATACGGGAGATTGTTATACTATCAGAATGAAAGATGGTTTAATTGAACGTGTGGATAACACTATGAATACAAATAAAAAAATCCAAGTTGAGACATTAACAGGTGTAAAACAATTATTAAACGGATAATGAGAAAAATAGATAATAGAATAATTGAGGAAATTGCTAGATATAATTCTATCAATAAATATATTGTTGAACAAGAGGCAACATTACCACCACCACCGGGAGAAGACCCTAACGCTCTTCCACCGGCAGACCCGGCACTTGCACCACCGCCAGACCCTAATTTAGCACCTCCGGCAGCACCTGCGGCACCGGCAGGACCACAACCTGTTGATGTTGCTAATGACCCTGATGTTGAAAAACTTGGTGATGATGCAAAACCTGAAACTGCGGGTGGTTCTACAGAAGAATTAGATATTACTGACTTAGTTAAGTCTCAGAAAAAAGTTGAGGAAAAACAAGAAGAGTATTTTAATAATTTATTCCAACATCTAACTGATTTAGAAACTAAATTAGGTGAAATGGATGGTATTATGACTAAATTAAATGATTTAGAAGCTAAAGTTGAAAAATATAGAGATAAAACACCTCAAGAAAAATTAGAGTTAAGAAGTTTAGACTCAGGACCTTTCAATCAAAAGTTATCTGATTTCTTTGAAGACAAAGAAGAAGATATGGAAAAATCCGGAAAAAATGAGTATATTTTAACTCAAGATGAAGTTGAAGATTTTTCACCTAATGAAATTAAAAAAACATTTAGAAATTTTGAAGACTCAATTCCATCACAAGGAGGATTCCAAAAAATAGCATAAGATAAGACGGACTAAAAAAGTCCGTTTTATTTTCACAAACAATTTGACAAACACACGGCTGACACTTATACTTTTATAAACCTTTAAATATTTTAAACACTATGGCGACAAATTCATTAGACGCAGTTTTGGCTCAATACGAGAAAGCAAAACAAGGTGGTTCTTCTAACACCTCAAAATTCACACAAGAAGAGAGAATGAAAAAATACTTCGCGGCAATCCTTACCGATAAGGAAACGCAAGGACAAAAGAGATTAAGAATCTTACCAACCACAGATGGTTCTTCACCATTTAAAGAAGTTTGGTACCACGAGATTCAAGTAGACGGAAAATTCCAAAAATTTTATGACCCGGGAAAAAACGACAATGAACGTTCACCTTTAACTGAGGTTTACGAAGAATTACGTTCAACAGGTAAAGAGGCTGATAAAAAATTGGCATCAAATTACTTATCACGTAAATTTTACATTGTTAAGGTTATTGATAGAGATAACGAAGAAGATGGTGTTAAATTTTGGAGATTCAAATCTAACTACAAAAATGAGGGAATCTATGACAAAATCATCCCTATCTACAGAAACAAAGGTGATATTGCTGACCCTGAAAAAGGTAGAGACCTTATCTTAGAATTAACTAAGGCAAAAACTCCAAAAGGCGCTTACTACACCGTAATTCAAACCGTTATGTATGATGATGCAACTCCTGTTCACGAGGACAAAGAAACTGCTGACTCTTGGATTAACGATGAGTTAACTTGGGAAGATGTTTATTCTAAAAAACCGGTTGAATATTTAGAGGCTATCGCAAGAGGTGAAACTCCAAAATGGAACTCTGAAAAAGGTGGTTACGATTATGGTAACTCTGATGAAGACGAAATGTCTTTTGGTGGGTCAAAACCATCAGCACCTGTTGATTCACAATCAGACTCTGAACCGGACGAAGATATGCCGTTCTAATCAAACAAAACTTAGACATATAATTTGGGCACTGAGATTACTCGGTGTCCAACTTGTCTAAACAAACTAAAAAATTAAATTAATTAGACATATGGCGATAAAAAAGAAAACATTCTCTATGGAGG